GTGGCGTAGCCTTGGACTTATCGTACACATGGCCTATGAGTGGTGTCAGCGACTAGGTGACATGCGCTTATTGACATGGGATAACCTTGATTTACCTGAGAAGAAGCTGTATCTTGAGCAGTCTAAGCGTAGGGCAGAGGTAACTTTGCCTATCGAGGATGACTTGCTTGAGATGCTGACCCAGCAGGAGCAGGACTTTGGCTTTCAAAGCTACGTTGCGCCGCGTACAAGCCCCACACAGGGCGAGTACCACCCATACAGCATGGAGAGGCTATCGAAAGCTGGAAGGGCTGTCATGCGCGAAGCTGGACTGCCTGACGAGTTACGACTGATGGACTTGCGCCGCACTGGTACGACACAGATGGTCGAAGCTGGTGTGTCTATGGGACAAATCATGTCGGTAACAGGACACAGTAACCCACAGTCAGTTAAACCTTACATGAAAAATACGTATGCCTCTGCAAATAATGCATTGACAGCACGTAAATCTCATGGTAAAAGCACTTAACTGCCGCAGAGAAAGTGATATTATATGAGTAATATATATAACATAGTAAGTGAATTAGATATACGTAATGGAGAAACCAAACGTATGAACTGTCCTTCTTGTAATGGACACAAGACATTCACTGTGACTAACAACATGGGTAAACTTATCTGGAACTGCTACAAGGTATCTTGTGGTGTATCAGGTGGCACTCGTGTCCATCTCACAGTGGAAGACATCAAGCGTGGCTTCACAGGTGCTGAAGATTTCGCTGAAGAAAAGTTTGAACTGCCTACCTACATCGTACCCCATCGTGGCAAACGTGCCGTGGTTAAGTGGTGTGCTGAGTGGGGTATCAATGAGGATGAACATGGCTTGATGTATGATGTGAAGGAAGACCGCGTGGTATTCCCTGTCGTACATGATGGCAAGCTGGTTGATGCAACAGGCAGAACATTGAGTAAACGTATTCCTAAATGGAAACGATATGGAAATAGTGGCTTGCCATATACATCAGGTTGTGGTAAAGTCGCTGTAGTTGTTGAGGACTGTGTGAGTGCGGCCATTGTTGGTTATGGTTCCTTTGTCGGGGTTGCGCTTCTTGGTACATCTCTCCAAGAGTCGCATAGAAGGTATCTTGCACAGTTCTCAACAGCAGTCATAGCATTAGACCCCGATGCCTTACCTAAGACACTTGCTATGGCGAAAGAATTACGTGGACACGTTTCGGATGTTCGTGTATTGAGGTTGGTGGATGATATAAAGTATAGAAACCCGACAGACATGGAGAAGCTAGACGCTCTCCGCAAACAGATAGGAGAATAACCACATGGAACTTACACTTATAAGAAGCCTAATGGATAAAGAGTTCTACGATGACCATCGTGGTTCGCGCTGTCCAACACGCTTGTTCAGCAAGGACGTGCGTAAGATTAAAGAAGCTATTGATACAGCTATGGATAGGTATGAACGTACTGTTACACCTGACGAGATTGAGGCATTGTTCATGTCGAACAACCCGACACTCACCACTGCACAGAAGCAAGCCTATTCATCGCTGTTCAATACCATCAAGCGTGAGCAACCTATGGGTAGTGACGTGGCACAAGAGGTGCTGTCTAAACTATTCCAGCAGGTTATTGGTGAGGACGTAGCCAATATCGGATTCGATATGGTCAACGGCTCTGCCGCTACGCTTGAGAAGCTACGCAATCTGCTTGAGCAGTATGGTGATGACTTCACCCCTAATCTAAAGATTGAGTGGGATGACATCAGCATTGAGACATTGATGGCGAAGGCTGAACTTGAAGCCAAGTGGTCATTCAATATACCTAGCGTAGCACGTAAGGTTGAAGGCGTTAGTGCTGGTCAACTGATTGAGGTAGGCGCACGGCCTAACACTGGTAAGACTTCCTTTCATGCCAGCTTGATAGCCGCGCCGGGTGGGTTCGCATCACAGGGTGCTAGATGTGTCATCCTGTGTAATGAGGAACCCACCCACCGTGTTGGTGCTAGGTATCTGACAGCCGCCGCTGGTATGTCAGCACGTGATGTCAAGTCTAACATGGCAATGGCTAAGTCATTGTATGAACCAGTGATGAATAACATCAAGATTAAAGAAGCTGGTGGACGTGACATGGCGTGGGTTGAATCTGTATGTAAGTCGTACAAGCCTGACATTCTTGTGCTTGATATGGGTGATAAGTTCCAGACTGCTGGTGGCTTCTCTCGCCCTGACGAGGCACTCAAGGCTTGCGCTATTCATGCTAGGCAGATTGCCAAGACGTATGACTGTGCTGTATTCTATATGTCTCAGCTATCCGCAGAGGCAGAAGGACGGTCACAACTTAATCAGTCTATGATGGAAGGTTCACGTACTGGTAAGGCGGCAGAGGCTGACCTTATGATACTGATTGGTAAGTCACCTACTGTTGAAGGACAGGAAGAGGATAGCCCACTACGTCACATGAACATCGTGAAGAACAAGCTGAATGGCTGGCACGGCATGGTGAACTGTGAGTTGGACTATCTGACAGCGAGGTACGAAGGATGAAGCTAACACTTGATGTAGAAAACACCGTCACCAAGCGTGGTGGTAAGATGCACCTTGACCCCTTTGAGCCAGAGAACTCACTGACTATGGTGGGTATGCTGACTGACCAAGGTGTTGAACGTATCGTCACCTTTGACCACAGTGAGGTAGATGCAGATGAACATGGACACGTATTGGTACAGGAGTTTCTTGATGCCGCTACTGTTCTTATCATGCACAATGCCGCACATGATTTGCTGTGGCTTTGGGAGTCTGGCTTCAAGTATGATGGTGCTGTCTTTGACACGATGCTTGCAGAGTACGTGCTACAGCGTGGTATCAAAGAGCCACTATCTCTTGAGGCTTGTGCGGAACGCTATGAGTTGGATACTAAGAAGCAAGATACACTCAAAGAGTACTTCAAGAAAGGCTACTCTACTCGTGACATTCCTCACGCTGAGTTGTGTGAGTATCTATCTGCTGACCTACATGCTACACAGCAGTTGTCAGACAGGCTTGTGTACCGCCTCAACACACAAGCTGATGCAAGGCTTATGCCTACAGTGACACTCACCAATGAGGTGGCTGTATGTCTGTCACGTATCTATCAGCGTGGTTTCACCGTTGATGTTGCCAAGCTGGATGAGGTGCGTCAAGAATTTGAACAAGAGAAGCGTCAGCTAATTGACGACTTGCAAGTTCATGTACGTAAGCTGATGGGTGATACACCTATCAACCTCAACAGCCCAGAGCAATTGTCATGGGTTATCTACAGCCGCAAGGTATTGGACAAGCCATATTGGGGTAATGCTATTGACCCTTACATGGCAGACGCAGACTTCCGTAGCCTCATGGCTGGTGGTACAGAGCGTGTCTACAAGACTGTGGCTAATCAGTGTGCTACCTGCAATGGCACTGGTCAGATACGTAAGACTAAGAAGGATGGTCAGCCGTTTGCTAATACAAACAAGTGTCCTGACTGTCATGGTGATGGCTACTTGCTTACTAATAGTGACAAGTTGGCTGGACTAAAGTTCAAGCCACCGTCTGCCAAGTGGGCTAGTGCCAATGGCTTTAGTACCAGCAAGACTAACCTTGAGTTACTTGAGTCTGTCGCTAAGTCTAAGGGTATGCATGACGCTGTTGACTTCTTGACTAAGGTACGTAGGCTGTCAGCCGTTGACACATACCTGTCATCATTCGTTGATGGCATCGCACTGCACACTAAACAAGATGGCAAGCTGCATGTTCGCTTGCTACAGCATCGCACTGCCACTGGCAGGTTCTCTGGTGCTGACCCTAACATGCAAAACATGCCGCGTGGCGGCACCTTCCCTGTTAAGAAGGTATTCGTATCACGGTTTGCTGGTGGTAAGGTAATGGAAGCTGACTTTGCACAGCTTGAGTTTCGTGCCGCCGCATTCCTATCACAAGATGGAGTTGCAATTGAAGAAGTCTCTACTGGATTTGATGTACACGCATATACCGCTAAAGTTATTACCGATGCTGGTCAACATACGACTCGCCAAGATGCGAAGGCGCACACGTTTGCACCACTCTACGGCGCAAGCGGATACGGACGGTCACAATCAGAGGCCGCATACTACAAGCACTTCAACGAGAAGTACAAGGGAGTCTCAGCTTGGCATTCCCGATTGGCTAAAGAAGCTGTAAACACTAGGCACATTACTACACCATCAGGTAGGCAGTTCGCTTTCCCTGACGTTGTACGTAAGGCTAACGGTACAGTATCATTCTTTACTCAGATTAAGAACTACCCTGTGCAATCATTTGCTACTGCAGACATTGTACCTGTTGCACTGCTACACATTGATACCTTACTCAAGGACATGCGTAGTTGTGTGGTCAATTCAGTACACGACAGTATAGTTATTGACGTGCATCCTGATGAAGAACAGCAGGTAATCAAAGTC